GCAAGTTTACGGTAAGGGTGTTCAATGTTTTCATTGGGCGCACTTATGCTTTTTTTGACGTAAAATCATGCAACGCGTATTTTAGACAACCTTATGGAGTTGAACTACCGTTCCCTTTCCATATGGTAGTATACTTTGGGCGACTACCTTATAGGTGTCTCGCACATTCTTTATAGTAGCCCCCGAAGGCAAAGGAAATGATAAAACAGGTGATAATTATGGATGAATTAGAATGGATGTCAATAAAAACAAAAGCAAACGATATGCTTGAAGGTGATGGTGAAGTTAATGCTATCCCTCAAGATGTGAAACAGTTGGTTCACACTCTCATAGCAACAGGTGATAATAACACCCTAACAAGAGAGTCATTAACTGTATCACTAAAGGGTATGCTAAGACCATACCCCGGTTTCCCGTGGACAAGAGGTAATCAAGGTATTTTACCTGCTGCTGCTAGAGCAGTAGTAGACCAAGCGTGTTCAGAAATTGAAGCAGCAGCAAGATATTTCTGGGAATCCACAGAACAATACTCTACACCTTTCTTGCGAAAGCATGGTAAATCAAAAGGTAGCCCTACTTATTTCGGGTGCAGAGGAATATGCTAAAACTCTTGCTAAGAAGGCACGACAAAATGCTACACAACTTTACAAAGAAGGGGTGTGGGATGGAACACAAGTGGGATTGACCCACGCTCACGGTGATGTGAGAGGAGAGGAGGAATAATCCTTTCCTAGTGTCCTTCGGTAAGGCATCAGAAGCGGAGGGTGTGGAACAATAGTCATTAATGGCTAACTTCCACACCTTCCCAATTCTGGTCTTTGTTTATTACAAAGTATAACAGACCATATGGTAAGGTAAGGGTTTAACGGAACAGGCAATCAGCGAGGCCGCCCACTATATAACTGTCTCACGATTCCCTGATATCAGTAACTCAAATATCTGACTCGACCTTTAGAGAACGTGTTTAACCAAAGCACTATGTAAAGAAAGATTCGGTAGTGGCGTAATAAATAGTAGTCAAAAATAGACTATTAATCAATTACTCTCATTTAATGGTTTAATATTAATTTAATATGATTATTAATTACTAATATTGTAATATACTATTCTATATTAATATAAATAACTACGGAAGACTAAGAAAAATTGATAAGAATCTTATCACTTTCTCATTTCCGATTTGAGGGTGAAACGTAAGTGATAAAAATATACCCACTTTTGTGTAGATAAGTGGTTAGATATTATATATTTATATTATTATAACATTTATATTATATATATACAACTACCTACCTACCTACCTACCTACCTACCCCTCAGACACCATCGGAAATGTCGGAAACGAGAAATGAAAGGATAAGTGGTAATATTCTATTCAGATTATATGCGGAAATTGATAAGATTCTCATTTATTATGAATCGGAAACGAACCAGAAACGACATCATTGTCTCAGGAACGGCATCAATTGAGTTAACTAACAAAGGAATGAATAACATGAGTAAATGGAAAATAAGCGAAGATAAGAAATTAATAAAATTATGGGAAGCAGGTTATACTGTTTCTACAATAGCAAAAGAAACGAAAAGAACAATACCTGCTTGTAGGATGAGAATCAAACAATTACAGGATTTAAACAAAATAGGTAATAGATATAGAAAAAACTATCTTAGTAAAGATAAGCGTTATACACCTACAAAATCTAAACTTTCTAAACAGCAAGCAATGCAACAAGCAGGCATGAATATGGATAAAACCTCTACTGCTTATTTCATAACAAAACAATGTGATGACATTAAAACAATGTTATTGAAAAAGAATGAAGCATATGGCGATTCAGCATTAACACCTGTAAGAGTCTTTTCAAAGGCTAGTTCAGATGAACAAATTAAGGTTAGAATAGACGATAAACTTAATAGATTAATGCAAGGAAAAAACATATTAGAATCAGATAATGATGTCATAAAAGACCTTATAGGCTATTTGATATTATTATTAATCAATCAAGAGAAAAACAACTAAAGCACTATAAGCGTGTTTTTATGTCGGTTTGTAAAGTTAAAAACAACAAAGAATTATTTTCGTCTTACTCCTATTACAAGGGTGTTATTCAGTACATCCTGTTGTTCCGATAAACTAATTGATGTTAATTACATTCCACGGAGGTGGAATAAATAGTAAGAAAAAAACTGAAAAAAGGAGAGATAATAATGAACATATTTGTACTAAATAAATGCCCGACAATAAGCGCCCAAGAGATGATAGATAAGCACGTAATTAAGATGCCAACTGAGAGTATGCAGATGATTTCTACGACACTAGATTACCTACGATTACCCTGTCCATATAAGCCTGTGATGTTGAACCATCCTTGCACTATTTGGGCTAGAGAAAGTAAGGATAATTTTCAATGGCTTGTATCTCATTGTCAAGCATTATGTAAAGAATATACTCTCCGTTACAATAAGACTCACAAGGTAGAAACTACCTTATCAGAATATGAAGTCTACTTAGATTTAGCAATGGATTATTTGCCGGATGTTGGCCTTACGCCTTTCGCTCAAGCAATGCCTGATTCACTCAAAAATGATGATGCTTGCATAGCATATCAGAATTACTATTTAAACAATAAATGGCCTTTCGCTAGTTGGAAAACAGAGATGCCTAAATGGTGGCCGCATGACCATATACAAAAGATGCGAACAAGATAATTCAATATGGTTTGATTGTACGGTTTTAAGGGCAAGACTTCTTGTTTGCCTCATCGTATGATTTATTGAAGAAGGTTTTTTGATGTTAAAAAGGATGAAACTCTCGGTGATGTGTTATGCTCTAGTCAATGGGGATAAAGACCCCATCCTTTCCCTTCTAAACCAATTTTAAGGAGATAATAATATGAATAAAAGAAATATAAAGAATGAAACTATAAGCCCTATGGGTTGCCCTAAATGCGTAGGTGGTATAATAATGAAGCAAATTAGAATTGCTGATTTTATGCCAGAACCTTGTGATTGTTCAGTAGAACATTGGTTTAAGGGACTAAAACATTAGGCTTATAAGTTAGAAACAAAAACAAAAAGGAGATAATAAAATGCAAGAATGGAATAAAAAGAATAGAACAACAATGAAAGTATGGTATAGTATGGATAAATACCGTGAAGATGAAAAGTATGGAGATAACGTGCAAAGTGTGGAGGGTAACATGGCTTATCTAAACACACCTATGGCTAGTAGTTATCTAAACTTAGAGACTAAAGAAGGAATAATTAGTATTAGTAGAGAATTAATATTAAAAATAGAATGGTTGAATACACCTGCATGGTGTATATTAAACGAAAAAGAAGTGGTAGATGCTGCAAAGATGCGTCTTAAGCACTTAAAGAATGATTTAGAGATTCAGAAGAATAACTTTGAACAAGAGCAAAAACTTGCTGAATTAAAAGAAAAAGAAGAAAAGGAGAATGGATATGAATAAGACGGAAGAAAAGAAAAGAAGTATAGAGTTTAATTTGATTGATGATGAGAATATGCCCCCTATTGTAATAACAATAGGTGAAGGAGATTTACCTAAAGTTGTCTTAAACCAAAAACATAAAATATGGCTATCCTTGTATAGAAAATGTATCGGTGGATGTGCTGAGAGTCTATATGAAAAGATAGATGAATTACTAACTGCTCACCTTACTGAACAAAGAATGTATGAAAACATGGAGTGAGTTAATGAGTGGAACAATTAGAATTAAATGTCCAGAATGTAAAGAATGGATGCTACAAGGTCTGGAAAACCTTTGCGAGAAATGCAGAATATTTCCACTAAAAAGAGAAGAGGAATAAAAATGGAAAGTGAAATAAAAATGAATAAAGAATTGGATATGCCATTACTGATGGCAGTCGTGAATAAAGTAAATGAAGAAGATAAGGAAACGCTATTGAGTATTATCTATAATGGTGTTTCTGAAGATAAACATGATGATTTGTATCAACTTGCTTATCTTATGTTAGACGAAATTGAACAGGAGGAAGAGGAATGAAACTGTATGGATTAGTGTTAGAAGATAACCATCCTGATTGCTATAAGTTAATGAGAATATTAAAGGATGATAGAGTCTTAGAAGGATTTCCTATTTTCTATTCTCACATTAGACCTGATGTAATTGATGCATTACCTGCGGAAGAATTACACTTTCCAAGTCTAGTGTTATTTGATGTAGACGAAAATAACCAACCAATAGTTGACTCATTTGAGTTAGTTGAGACAGGAGTTGTAGGTTGCCTAATTGATATTAGAAATATATTAGGAGATGAAGGCTACGGGGCTAACAAAAAATTAGTAGGAGATGAAGAAGAATGAAGTTTATAGAAATTGAAACATCAACAGGAATGACCTGTTTAGATTTAGAACACGTTAGTGCTTTCACATATACTAAAAAAACAGGTATGCTAAAGAAAACACAATATGACATATCAATACATATGATTAGTGGAACAATATTTACAGGAGTAGTTGGTGAAGAAAAGTTCCAATTTATCCAAGATGAATTAGGGTGTGAATGGGTTGAGTGAAGTCCGACCTAGAAGAACATTAGGCACAGGACATTGGGATAAGAAACTCATGCGAAACATGGTAGATTTATCTGAAGCAGATAACTATGAAGATGCTAAACATGAATGGATAGCAACAGGTAAAGTTTGGTGGACAGGCTTAGGTGATAAAATACCTGATTATGTTAAACCTCACAGAAACTATTGTTTATGCGGTCATAATATAGCATATCATTTTGAAATACACAATACAGTAACAGATGTTAGAGAATGTGTTGGTTCAGACCACATTAACTCTTATCTAATTCTTAGAGCAATCCGTGAAGAAACAGGATTATCAGATGAAAATATTACTGATGAAATGATTGAAGAGTGGATTACCGTTAGAGTAGAAGCACTAAAGAAAACTGCTTGGTGGAATGTTCACGGTGAAGCGTTTGTTCATATGTTTGATGCTGTCAAAGATATTGACTTAAGAGTTAATGTTAGAGAGGGCAAGAAAAGATATTATGATTCAGAGATTAGAAGATATAAAAATGAAACATATATTCGTAAGCGTTCTACCGGAGAAGTTGGTGACGACCATTATGAAATGGCTTCTATTGTTTGGAGATGGAATCATCCCGATAACCCTAAAGCACAAGCAAACAAAAGAGGATATCCTAATGATAAACTATGGATGGACTTGATTAGATTCTTTGCTGATTTAGAAAATGTCAACCTTCTCTTGAAAAAAGAGGATGATTTACGAGCAAAACAGATTGAGACTGTAAAAAAACACGATGATTTACAGAAGAAAATCAGAGAAGAACAAAGAAAACGTAGAGATAAAGTTGTTGAAAACATGAATGAGATAAAAATATCTCCTGCATTTACAGCAGCGTGTGAGTATTATGGTGTACCTGTTTTTGTTGCAGAACAGGGTAAAGACTCTTGGGAAGAAAGATTTCTTGGAGATATCAAAGGTAAAATGGTGAAAGGAACAATATTATCAGAAAACCAAATAAGTAAGTTGAATGAAATATTACTTGGTAAGAAAAAGGATGTTCCGGCAACAGATAAACAAAAGAATTATCTTTTAAGATTGGGGTATGAAGGTGATGTAGATGATATCACTAAGAGTCAAGCAAGTGATGAAATTGGGAAATTAAAAAATAGTAGGTGGTCTTAATGACTAAAAAGAAAGAAACAAAAGAAGTAAAAGAATTAAAAAAAGCAATGGATAAAACAACAGAAATGTTGAATCAATATGAAGAAGTAGTAAAGAAGCAAACAGCAGATATAGAAATACTACAACAAAGACTGAGTGAAGTAGTTAATGGATATAATTCATTAGTACAAACTCTAGCAAGAACAGAGGCTCAAGCAAGCAGATATGAAGAGACAATTAACATTATGTCTAGTCGTTTAATCGAGAGTAGAACACAAGGCTTATTATCTAACGCTGAGACCACAGAACAACAAGGAAGTGAATAAAGATGTTATTAACAATAATAAATGAAACAGGACACACAGAATTAGAAGTAACCCAAGTAGAGGTAATTGAGCAAATCAACGACCATCCTACACATTGGGTCTTTGTAGACGGTGAATTAACTTCAAGAGAAGATATAGCCGATGTTAATTGGGATGCCGTAGAAATGGTTGACCTAACCCCTGCAATAGTTGGCGGCTGCTAAAGCCCCACTATTTGTAGGATTTTTAGAAGGGTCTTAGTGGTAACTCTCTCGGTATTGCTAAGACCTTTCACCCATAGGGTGATTTATAATGGAGTTAAAAGACGATTTAAATTACGCTGATAAAAGAATAATCAAAACATTGTTTGAGTTGTTTGGATGGAATCTAAAGACATTCAAAGAATATGAAAATCTAGCACTTGTTCGTGCTGATTTTTACCCTGTTGGTTATGTTCTTGCTATCAGCAATAAAGCAATAATAATTTGTGAAGGTCAGAGTGTTTTTACATATAAGAATAAAGAATATAATGACTTTGAAGAATTATTAAATACAATAGGCTCTAGGGCTTATTCCACGTTTCCTAATTGGCAGGTAGGAATAGAGAAAGAGTGGACAATTAGAAAGAATGGTAAATGGGTTGGCTCATTTTCAAATCTTTCTGATATGCCGTATAGAAAACAGGTAAGGTGTTAAAAAATGGAGTTAAGTAATAAAATATTATCAGATATAACAGTATATATGAAGTACGCTAAATGGCGTGAATTAGATTGGAGAAGAGAAACTTGGGATGAGATTTGCGATAGAAATATGCAAATGCACATTAAGAAATATCCTGAGTTAAAGTCAGACATAGAGATGGTGTATGCCCTTCATGTAAAGACTAGAAAGATTCTTCCCTCTATGAGGTCATTTCAGTTTGCAGGTAAGTCAGTAGAGATTTCACCTAACCGTATATACAATTGTGCATATATGCCTGTTGATGACATTGCCTGTTTTTCAGAAGCAATGTTCTTATTACTTGGTGGAACAGGAGTAGGTTATTCTGTTCAAAGACATCATGTAATTAAATTACCAGAAATTAGATTACCTAACCCTAACAGAACAAGAAAGATAGTTATCGAAGATTCTATTATGGGATGGGCTGATGCAATCAAAGATTTGTTCCGTTCATATACAGGAGAGTTAACACAAACACCTAGGTTCATTTATGATGATATTAGACCTAAAGGTGCAAGACTAAAAACAAGTGGTGGTAAAGCGCCCGGAGCAGCGCCTTTAAAGAAAGCAATGGTTATTATTGAAGGTATTCTTCAGAATAAGACTAACGGTAGTTATCTTACTCCTTTAGAATGCCATGATATATTATGTCATATTGCTGATGCAGTATTATCTGGCGGTATCAGACGAGCAGCAATGATTAGTTTGTTTAGTGCTGATGATTCATCAATGATTAATTGTAAAGCAGGTCATTTCTGGGAGACTAACCCTCAGAGAGCAAGAGCAAACAATTCAGCAGTAATTCAAAGACATAAGATAAAGAAAGATTTCTTTCTTGATTTATGGAAAAAGATAGAAGAAGGTGGTTCAGGAGAACCCGGAGTTTATTTCACTAATGACAAAGATTGGGGAACAAACCCCTGCTGCGAGATAGGATTAAGACCGTATCAATTCTGCAACTTGACTGAATTAAATACTTCTAATATAGAAAGTCAACAAGACTTTGAAGAAAGAGCATTAGCAGCAACCTTCTTAGGAACATTACAAGCAGGTTATACTGATTTCCATTACCTTAGAGATATATGGAAAGAAACTACTGAAAGAGATGCTTTACTTGGAGTTTCAATGACAGGTTTAGCAAGCAATAAAGTATCTAATTTAGATATAGTAGGTGTAGTCCATAAGATGAAAGCATACAATGCTGAGATTGCAGAAAAGATAGGAATAAACCCTGCTGCAAGATTAACTTGTGTTAAACCATCAGGAACAGCATCATGTGTATTAGGCACATCGAGTGGTATTCATGCTTGGCATTCTGCTTATTATATTAGAAGAGTGCGAGTTAAAGACAATGAACCTATTTGTAAATATTTAGTAGACAACCATCCTGAATTAGTTCAGAGAGATGTATTTGATGCAGAAGGTCATGTTATAGAAATACCTCAGAATGCTCCTGCGGGTGCGCTAACAGTAGATGATGAAGATTCGTTTATGTTCCTTGAAAGAGTAAAACACGCATCAACACATTGGGTTCAACCCGGCCATTCAGACGGTCAGAATAGCCACAATGTTTCTGCTACTGTTTATATTAAAGAAGAAGATTGGGATGCAGTAGGAGAATGGATGTGGCAGAATAGACATTTCTATAATGGTTTATCTTGTTTCCCTGAGAATCAAAAATATGCACAGGCTCCATTTGAGAAATGCAGTAAAGAAGTATACGATAAGATGATGCAATCTTTGAAGAATGTAGATTTAACTCAAATTATTGAACATGATGATTCTTCTGATTTCGGGAATGACCCTGCTTGTGCGGGTGGTGCTTGTGAAATCTAAATATCCGATAACAAGTATTAAAGAATTAGAAATGATAAAGGAAGATTTGATAGCAGTTTGTTCTACTATCGAAACTGTCCTACCTACATTATCTTCTAGATATCAAGGAAGAAGTTATTCCTATGTAGATAAAAGAACAGCCTTGCTCGCTGTTAATCGAGCAATAGAGGACACTGTTAAAGGTGAACTTGACGTTACAAATCTCTTACGTTATTTGCGTAGACTTTTTATAGTAAGTGGAAAGGTTACAAATGACGAAGAGTTTGATAAGTTTTTAGTTGAGATGTATCAACTAGCCAAATATAAAGAAGTGAATAAAGATGAAATGTAAATGTGGTAATGAAAAGTTTATGCTAGAATGGGGTAAATTGAAATGTGCAGAATGTGGCACTAGACAATATATACGATATTCAGCAGAAGAACATAAAATAATGAAGAACGAAAAACACTATTTCTGGGCAGTATTAACGCCTAAGTTTATAGAAGCAAGAGACAAGCACTTTCCTGAGATTGAGGATGATGTAATTATAAATATGTGTAAAGACATAGAAAAATATTACAAGGGCAAATGGCCTAAAGTGCATTGTAAAACTACTGCAAGTAAGTGGAGAGGTAAACATATCTATTGGAGATATAAGTTTAATCCTCATAAAAAACGTGCAGAAGTAGTTATGAGTAATATAACAAATAGTGATAGAATACAAGATAGAAGAAAAGAAGAAGTTAAGTTTGTAACGGTGGATTTTAAATGAATGAAATGATAATATATAAAGAAAGTAGTAAAAGTAAATTGATAGCAGCATATAGACAGTATTTAAGAGATGAATTGAATATTAAAATCGAAGAAGAAAATGCTCGCAATAATAGTAAAAAGAGATTAGTAAATAAATATACTAATCTAAAAAGACCTGAAATAGATAGTAATCCTATATCTTGGAATAAGTTTAGAAGATTACCTAAATCAGCAATTGTAGTGCATTTGTTTATGGAAGGTTGTAATCCTGATTATGTATCTAATTTTGTTATGGAAAAGGAGTCTGCTGCTAAGGATGTAAAAGGTGCTATATTCTGTTTCCATTCTAAAGGTAAAGATAGTAAAAAGGGATTCCATTGGTGTAATTCTAAATGTTGTGAGTCATATAAACATCAAACTTATACACGCTTTTTTACTAAAGGGGTGAAGATAAATGACTCTTCCGTATGAATATAACATAGAGTTTGTAATAAGACAGGTTGATGATAGTGGTAATACACACACCACTAAAACTAGGATTAAATCATCTTATGATATACCACAAGCACAGAATTACTCAATGGAAGGACATCAACGTGTTCATCTTAAACTAGATGCTATCGGAAAGAAAAAAGGAGACCCTTTGATTATATCAATGGCTTCTCAAATAAGAAAGTTTTTTGGTTGGGGTACTAGAAGTAATTATGCATATGCTTCTGCTCCTGATATATTCAAAATACAGATTCATTTTGAAAATGGTGCTATGATGTTCATTGAAAAGAAATCACCGTATTACTATTTGATGGGTAATCGTCTCACTAAAAAGAATGTAATGATGCCATTGGCTAGAACAATATTCCATTCGTGCTTTGAGAAAGATTCTCTTAAGTTGACTGAATATATGTTTAAGATGATAGCATTACCTGAAAATGTTCAGTATGTTCTAGAAAATAGAACACCTTATTGGTTTTTTGATACAGGAGAACCTGATGAATGGGGTCAAGTACATAGAACAAAAATTGAGGTCAGACTTAATACGAAAATGATTGCCACTCAAAAGGCTGCATTAGAAATATCAGATGGTGTATGGTGTCCAATTGATATTGATGACCTTGATAAGTTTGTTAACTATTATTATCATAATCATACTAGAGGTAAGAAATGGGCGTATAAATCTCCTAACAAGATTTGGGAAATGTTAGTAGGTACTGCTCCAACAGATGCTCAATCACATCTTATGTTAGAGTTTCTAAGACAGAACAGAACTGATAAGATGGTTGAAGATAGAGCAAAGGAATTAATGAAAAGTCTAACTGTTAAATATCCTGATAGAATTAAAATATTAGAAGTACCTGCCAAAGAAGAAGGCAAGACAGCAGAAATTATGATAATTAAAGGTAAATTGATGGATTGGATTATTGTAGAGCAACCTTATAAAACTGCAACTCAAAAAGTTAAAACTTATTCCTTTGTAAGTAAGGAATGTTTAAGCCATGAAATTAGTGAACCTGATGTACTTGAAGGTAGATGTAATTTCAAACAATTTGGTGCGCGTATAGGAATGGTAAAAGGGCCAATTTGTATTGATAACATCCATACTAATTCTAGTGTTGGAGACCAATATGCTGCTAGAGCATTAGCATTATTGAATGATAAAATTACTGTTGATTTAGTATATACTATCAAAAAATATGTACCTGTAGTTTGTTATTCTGGTGAAGTAGAATCTAGACTTCCTGATAGTTTAGAAGGTATAGATTGGAATGGGGTATTGTAATGCAATGTATGGTGTGTAAAAGCCATAAAAATTATATTGATGATAGATTAGGAGAAAAGGTTTGTGTTGATTGTGGATATGTAATGGTATCTAATATATCAGAAGAAACTATTTCTCCTAATCTTCCTAACGATGAGTATAGATTGGGTGATAGAGGTAGTCTAGGTTCTCATATGTCTTTGGTTGGTAATCAATCTTTGATTAGAAAGTTGAAGAGAACACAAGATGTATTTTCTAAAAAACTAGACTCTAACCTAGTTAAAGGTCAAATGGAATGCAATATGATTTTAAGTCCATGGCTTCCAAATAATAATCTTAAGGATAGAGTTCATTCATATTACAAGAGATTCTACTCAGATAGATATACTTGGAGATATACTATCTCAGTTAGAGCAACAGCATTAGTATTCTTAGTTTTGAGAGAAAATGGTATTCCTATATCTATTTCTCAATTGTCTAAAGATAACAATGAAGATAAGTTTAGAGTATCAAAAGCAGTCAGGTACTTTGCTAGACAAATAAACAAACCTTGGTTATTGCATCAAGTGTCTGTTGATAGTTGGGCTGATAAAGTAGCACAGGATTTGTTTAGTAACAATAAATTAATTGATGAATCAAGTTTTAGAAACGACTTAAGAGTTGTAACACAATATGTAAGTCAGATAATATCTGATAGAGGATTGTATTTCTCTAAAGGACACATGGCTTCATGCGTGTGGATAACCTGTTTGTTAAGAACAACAGGTTCATGGCCTGAGTTTACTCAAGCCGAGATTGCTAATAGTTGTAAATGTGGAACATTAACAATTAGAAACAATAATAATAGCATATATAATATGTTAGCAGTAAACAAAAAAATGCTTAAAGCATTAACCGTAAACAATTTTGTAGCAGGTGTAAGATATGAATAAAAAAGAAGAAAAAAGAAAGATATTAATAATAGGCGTAGGTGGAATAGGGAGTTACTTGACTCCTTTATTACATAAAACAGGGTTGTATGATTTACATATTGCCGACCCTGATATTGTTGAAGAAAAGAATCTGTATTATCAGAACTTTAACACAAGTCACTTAGGAAAAAAGAAAGTAAATTGTATTGTTGAACATGATGTCTTAGGTTTAAGACACATATATCCAATATTAACTGATAGTCAATTAGAAGGTGGATATGATTTAATAATATGTTGTGCAGATAACCTAGACGCAAGACGTTTAGTTTATAGGCAAGGGTTTGGAGATAATGCAAAGACTATGTGGTTGGATTTGAGAGCGCAAGGTAGAAATGGTGCATTGATTAGTTGTCTTGCAGACCCTAAGTTTTCAGATACTTTCTTAGCAGGTGAAGAGGGTTCGTTTAGTTGTCAAGGTGCATCATTTAATGATACAACTCAGAAACAAAACTTACACTTTACTCATGTAGCAATAGCGGGTATTGGAGCGCAATGGATTCAAAGATTCTTCAATGAAGAACAAGTAAAAGATAAAATGGTAATAAATATATGAAGGTGATTAAATGAGAGGAAAAACGTGGACAGAAGAAGAAAAAACAACAATGATGAACTTAGCAATGTCAACTAATATGACAACACAAGAAGTAACAGATATGTTGAATGAAAGATATAATAACAAGAGAACAACTAAATCTGTGGAATCTAAAAAGAATAGAGTCCTAGAAGAATTAGGTGTGATTGATAAGAAAACAAAAGATGTGAATGTAATGACAAAAATAGAAAACAGAAACTCTAGAAAAGGTTGGACAACAGCAGAGGATAGAGTATTAATAGATGAATGGACAGCAGAAAAAAGAAAGCAAGAGAAAATTGCCACTAAATTGGGTAGAAGTGTAGGTTCTTGTGCTTCTAGGATTTGGAGAATAAAAAAGAATCCTCAGTATTTTCATGCTTTATTAGATGGAGCAACTGTAAATCTACATCAGATAGAAATGACAGGAGATATGAGTGTTCGTTCTGAGTATGACTTAACAGATAACACTCTTTTAGATAGAAGTTATAGATGGCTTAAAACAAGAAAAGAAAGAAAGCAACGCAAAAGAAAAGAAAAAATAGAAAGAAAAATAAATAAACTAAGAGGTAGATTATAATGGCAAAATGGACAAAAGATGAAGAAGAAGAATTGATACAAGGTTGGCCTGTTAAAGAGCATAGAGACTCAATAGCAGAAGAACTTGGTAGAAGTAAAGCGGCTTGCGCTGCACGTTATCGCAAGTTGATTAAAGAAACACCTGCAAAAGATTTGACAGGCGATGCTTATGTTGAAAAGATTCGACAGATGAAAGAAGAAGTAGTTGAAGAAGTTAAAGAAGCAATTACTCCAACAAAAGCGGCACAAGAAATTAGTGAAAAGATAACTGAAATCATAGAACAAAATGAAGCAGAGTTAGTAGCAACTAATGGTAAACTGAAAGAAGTCAAAGAAGAATTGAAGGAAGAACAAATTAGTAATGTGATTGAAGTAATGCAAGAAAACAAAGTAGAACCTACTAGAAAAGGTAGTGGTTTCGCTATAAAACTACTACTGTTAGTAGGTCTTTGTGCTACTGTATATTGGATGTGGATGCAATGAGTAGTTGTGATTGCTGTAAAGACGGTGAGTTAGAAGTGGAAACCCCAGATTCAGGACTTGCTAAACATATTATGAATAAAGATATTGAATATGACACACAGGTAGTTATAGAAGATTGGAAAGAACAGATAGAAGAGTCTTATGGATATGATTGGAATATTAAGTTCCACCAAAAGATTTGGGAAATGTCATTGACTGCTTTTGATAAGCCTAGAGAGGTTCAAGTGGTTATTGATAAAAACCAAAAACTGTTTATTAGTGTAGGTGATGGTAGTTTTGTTTCCTTTGATGGACAAGAAGGTGCATTGAAAGGAATGAAGTTGCCTTTGCGTGAATGGATTCATACACATCCGTTTGGACAAGCCTATTTCTCAGGAACAGACTTAAGAACTATTTCTATATGGGAACGTTATCTAGACTCAGCAACAGTCATAGGTAAAGACGAGGAAATGAAAATATTCTTTAGAGTTGGTAACAATGGTGAACACTTTCAAGAATACTCTCAATATGCTTGGGTAGGAGATGAAGAAGAATGATAAGAAGCGTAGTTGTATTAATGATATTATCTACATTACTAGCAGGGTGTGCTGATGCAATACCTGATATACCTAGTGATGATGAAGTAATAGTTACAGAATGGACAACATTAACAGGTAATTTTACTATGTTAATTGATGATACCAATAATTCTACATATGAGACTGTAGTTATAGGCAACAGTAGCAAGTGGTTAGTTGTTGAATCTTTTAATTACACAGCAACTCATTTGAGTTTTATAGTAAATAATAATACTGTTATATTTAATAATTATACCTTTGATAATATAGGATTCATTTCTCAAAATGGATTATTGTTTCATCAAGGACACGCACCTAACTATGGACAGGCTGAATTGTTTTTCCCTGCGTTTCCTTATGATATAACTGTTGAATATACAGTAGTGTTTAGAACGGTGAATGGTAGATGACTAGGGCAATAACTGTTAAGTTTCCCGCACCTTTACCTGCTGAAATACCTTGTCCTATTTGTAGTAGAGATGGTAAGTTAGGTAATGGTTGCGTTGCTTGTGATTATGCAGGTAAAATACACATAACAGTTGATGCTAAAATACCCATTCAAAGAGCGCATATAATAAAATATGTATCTGATAATATGAGTGCGGTCTCGGCTGAGTTGACTAAATTATATGGTTTAGTTCCCTCAGTTGAGACCAATGAAGTTTTAGATACTGAAATGGGGCAATTTGAGATTGTCCAAGTTAGTAGTTTAGGTGGTGCAGTTTGGATAGCAAACAGATTAGATGAGTTTGCCGCACCAAGATATTTCTATTCTACACATGAACTTAATATATTTAAGAGTGGTATAGATGGAAGATGAAAGGATAATAGCAAGAATACCTAGGTCTGCAACAAATGAATGTTTGATTAAAACGTTTACATATTGGAATAAAAAAGTTGTAGATGTCAGATGGTATTCTGATGGTAAGCCTTCTAGTAAAGGGTTTAGATGTAATATGGATGAGGCGAAAACACTTGCCTTAGCCTTAAATAAAATAATAGGTGATAATAATGAAAAAGATGATGATAAGCAGAAATCTAATGAAGATTTCTTTAAAAGAAAAATTGAATGAAGGCACTTTTGTAAGGTCAGAAACTTATGAAAGTATGGCTAGTGTAATGGATAGTTGGCTTGAAGGATTATGTAATGTAATCGTGGAATGTTATAATGAAACCAACGATAAAAAAATAACTGAAATGCACGTTAAAGAAGCGTATTTCAGAATTAACATGGATAAGAGAATGATAATAGATAATATAGGTGAGAAAGATGGAATGCTTTAGATGTAAAAAAGATGTAGAACAACTACTAACAATAGACCAAGAGAAACTTAAAATGAGTATGTGTTTTCCTTGTGTAGTTAAATGTCTTAGAGATTATAAAAGAAAGACAGCAGAAAAATTAATGAAAGAAGTAATGGGGTTGGATGAATGACATTAGCAAGGTTTGCTAGAATGTGTGAAGTATTAGAATATCAAACTCCTTCACAAAAAGCGTCAACTATCTCAATGAATCTATCTTCGTTTTCTGATAAGACAACAGTAATTAAGATTCTATCTAAAGATTATGCTGTCAATAATATTGGTAGCAAAAGAGCAATAACATGGGTTGCACAGTCATTGGGGCTTTTTGAAGATGAAGTGTCAGGTGCGGTTACAACATGGGCTGATTTAGGTGAAGGAATGAAACAGATGTTGGATGGAGAAAATACTGATTCAAGTATAAGTATAACTGAGTTTCACGATTTAATTAGTTTAAATTGTAGTAGGATAGCAGATAATTCATTTAGATTATTTAGCGAAGCATTAAGAAAAATGAGTGCTTTAGAAGTAAAATGGTTTCTAAGATATTGGTTGCGTAAGCCTAGAAATGGTTGCGGGAATAACGTACCATTGAAGGCAATGGAACTACATTTTGCTGATAATAAAATAGGTGAATATCATTTCTATAATTCTGCTGCTGAAATATGTAAGGCATTAGATTCAGGTAGAAAACCAGAATGTAAATTAACACATGGTAATTTTGTATCTTCTATGTTGGCTAAGTCATATACAGGGTCATTGCCTACTCAATATTATATTGATGTAAAGTATGACGGTAATAGATACCAGATACATAAGAAAGGTGAGTCAGTTATTATCTTTAACCGTAAAGGTAAGGTTGTAACAGAACAGTTTCCAGATGTTATGAAAGAAGTATTAGATTTACAAGTAGATGATTTCATAATTGATACTGAAATCTATCCTGTTAATGCAGATGGAACACCTGCTGAACACAAGATGTTAGGTAAAAGAGTGCATTCAAAAGATAAGGCTAAAGCAGTAGAAGAATGTGCTGTTAAGATGGTAGCGTTTGATTTATTATCATGGAATGGCAGAGTATATCTAGATGATTCGCTAAGGACTAGACTATATCATTTAGGTGATTTATTACCCGATGAAAATATCGCTAAGTCATTTCCTGAATGTACCATACAGTCAGCATATAACCAAGCAATATCATTAGGGTTTGAAGGAATAATGATTAAAGATATGAATATGACATATCAGCCGGGTAAAAGAAGTAAAGGTTGGTTAAAACATAAACCTCCTAGATTTAACTATGATGTAGTTATTACCTCTGCAAAATATGGAGAAGGTAAAAGAGGCAATGTTTATGGTACATTTGGTATCGCTGTTAAAGATGGTAATAGTTTCGTTGACGTTGGTAATGTAGGAACAGGTTTTTCCGATGAAGATTTAACCCAACTACATAATTCTCTTAGAAAGATAGTAGATTACTATGAAGGCGACACATATTATTTCTTACCTAGAGTGGTGTTAGAAGTAACTTGTGATTTAGTTACTAACGATGCTAATGGAAATATAGGTTTAAGATTTCCGAGATGTGTAAGAGTTAGAAATGATAAATATGTATCAGATATTGATACATTAGAATCTCTCATGGAGCGAACTGCATGATAGAAGAAGGCAAGTTAACGCTGCTTGGGATTGTTCCATACGATTGTGTCAAAATTGAGAATGGTATAGCCTATCTTAAGAAAGTCGGTGATGAAACTAGGGGCAGATTTAAGAAAATGGATGCTGTTTTAGTACCTTACTTTGATGAAGAAAAAGGATTAATAGTACCAAAGAAGTCTTTACCGTCTAGAAAGAAGATGTTAAGATTTCATTACTTAAAGGCAATTAAAGAAGAGGTTGATTTGCCTTTATCAAATGATTTAGCCTATTTTGTAGCAGAACAGTTGGACACTATAATTAGAGAATTAGCAGCAAAAGCACAGCAAAATGCTGAATATAGAAATGATAGTAGAATAACACCTAATCATTGGTACAACCTACAATTAGGTATGCATCAAGGAGATGGTTATTGGCCTATACATAGAGAATTAGCAAAAGAATATAAAGAATATTTGAGGGAATAAAATGAGTGATAAATACGAGATAACTCTTGAGAGAGTATTAGATGAACATAATGAAGCATACATAATATCTTTTATGTTCTATGCAGAACCCCATACAAGAGATATGCGGATATTAGAAGAAGGCCTACAACGGATGTTTGATGGACATATTTATATAAATCTTCTAAAAATAGATGAAGAAGCAGCAAGAGCATTTGATGAAGAACGTGGTTGGAAAATAACATTTATGTTTACTGAAAAACCAGAGCATGATGAAATGGATATTATATATTTAATAGCATCAGGATTAAAAGAGTTAAGAGTGAAGCATAAATGGATAGAATCTAAGGAGATGAAAAAAGATGTTTAGTCACGCTCAGTTAGAAGGAATATTATTATCTATGGCTAAACCTGAAATACATATTTCAAGAGCAAACAATACACAATTAGGTTATAGAGTAAGAGTAAGAGTAAACTTTAGAGGGAGTAAAGACTTCATCTATGGATTACAACGGACTTTAAATCAAAAAGGTATTGATTGTTCAGCGAAAGATTTTGAACACAAAAGTAGACCAAGACCAATATTGACTGTTGGTGGTATGGTTAATCTATGGAAACTATGTAAATTAGTACCTGATTTACCTGATGCAAAAAATGCTTGGCCTACTTTCAAGAAGGTTGTAGAAATAATTGACAATGGAGAACATCATACTTTACAAGGTTTAGATAAAATCTTACAACTTAAGGGTGAAATCTGATGAATTATTTTCCAGATTTGCCTGATATAGAAGATATAAAAATACTAGAAAACTCTACTTATGAAACATTAAGTGCAGGTTGTAAACAATGTGGATATAAACACATTATATTTCAAGCAGCAATTAGTGTTGAATTAGATACTAAGGTATTTTTCTTATCTGTTGAATGTCCTTCATGTGGAGAAGAATATAAAGACATAATGGCTATGAGGAATAAAAATGAAAAATATGAAAATTAAAAGACCTATTATAGTAGTAGGAAAACCAAGTTTAGATACAGAGAAGAGAGCATTAGAGTTTCTAGGAGATGAACCTATTATAGTTTATGCTAATGAGTTTAATATTATTGATAATTTTAGTATACCAAAAGAAACAGGCATCTTAATTAAAGAAGTAGACTACAAACCAAATATTGATTTGATAGTTAATACTATGTTAGAATATAGAGGACAGGTAGTATTGACCTCTTATAGTCAAAAAGATGTTAATAAAAAGATTTACGGGCTTTGTCAGTTAAAGCGTGGTGCTAAGGCATATGTTAATCAACACCACGGAGGTGAGACCGCAGTAAATTATGAATTAAATATATTTGAGATGTTCTATGATTATCTAAAAAACTCAGATAGAGAAGAAGTAAGTTATAAACTTAAGAGAAACAAACCTTACGATGAGCAGTTTTTATCATGGCTTACTACTAATATGTCTCCTAACAAATTAGCATATATTGATTCTAAAGTTAAAAGAAGATGGTCGCAAGATTATTTTTATGAGTTACTATCGTATTCTCATAATGGTAAAACGACTAGAAAGGTAATCCCACCTGCTAAGAGAAGTGTATCTAAGATACCTTCTATTTGTAGAAGAGTGGGGTTAAAATCTAACGAAGGTTATATTTTAGAACAGTTGTTAGAAGACGAAGAGTTCGCCACATTTGTTAAGAAAAAGGTTAACAATGTAGAAAGACGCACACTCAAATTGGGTGAAAAAACAAAAAAGAAAAAAGTAAAGACTCCTCAAGTGAGAGGATTAAATGAATGGTGATTAAAATGTTATGGACAGAAAAATATAGACCTAAAAATATGAATGATTTAATGGGGCAAGAACCCTTCAAATCAGATGCAAAATCATGGAAAGAAGGTATGCCTAATATTATACTATACGGACAAGCAGGCACAGGTAAAACTGCTGCTTCAGGTATCTTGGCTGATATGATATTAGGTGAACACAGAGCCTTTAATTTCCATGAAATAAACGCTTCTGATGATAGAAGATTAGATGTTGTTAGAAATCTGATAAAAGATATTGCGACATCAATGAAAGAAGGAGATGTACCTCATAAAATTATTTTATTAGATGAGATGGATGGTATGACATCTGATGCTCAAAATGCTTTGAAGAGAATTATGGAAAGATATAGTGGAAATGTTAGATTTATTATTACTTGTAATCATAGACATAAAATAATTTATCCTCTGCAATCACGTTGCGCTCACTACAATTTCAAGAGATTGAGTGACGAGCAAGTCAAGTGGGTCTTAGAAAGAATTATGAAAATGGAAGGCGTTTCAGACATAGAACCTGAACAATTGGACACCTTTATTAGTGGGTTACAAGGAGATGTTAGACGAGCGATAACTGAATTACAGGCATCGGTTAGTAGTAATACTCCATTAACAATGCAAATAGAAAGAATATATGAACCTTATAATGACTTATTAGATTCTATTCTAAATAAAAAATATGAATTAGCCCTTAATCAATTACATGATTTAATACACCTATCGGTAGATATGAAAACAGTATGTATTTCTTTACACGAAGTGATAATAAAAAAAGAGATTGATAGTAATATTAAGTTTAAATTATTAAGAGTAGTGGGTGAAGCAGAATGGAGAAGCGGCAACATGACTCCAAAAGTGTTGGCCTCATGGATGATAGGACAGATGATATAATGCGTAAAGGATTGGATAAAATCAAAACAGGAGCAATACATTGGCTTGATGTTAATAGAGACGGTAAAATAAACCGTTCTGATGTTAAGAAGTTAATGATGAGATATGAATGGATTATCATAACAGGATTACTTCTAACAATATTCCCTATGTTAAATGTATTAGGTTATACTAATATAGACTCAGATTTTTTCTGGGCTTTAGCAGGGTTATGTTTAACAGTTGAAGGCATAATAGAATTGTATTATGAGCAGAAACATTGGGATAAATTAAAGGAGAGAAAGTAAATGACAGAAGAAGAAAGCAGGCAAACCACGCTATATGAGTTTGAATTAGATTCCCCTAGAAGGGAGGTAAAGCAAAATGAATGAAAAAATAAATGAAGAAATTGCTAGTGCCGCAAGGTTGCTAGAAATGGATATAAATGAAGTGATGACAAAGTATGAGAGTATCTGCGAAGATAACTCTTTAACTGAGGATGATTGGAGATTAGGTTTAAGCCTATTCAGACAATGGTTTAGTGGAGCAAGAGCATACGCACAAGCCCCGCAAAGAGAAGAGAAAACTAACTCTTTAGTTAAAGAAGCCCGTGGGTTTTTCATATCTTTGGATGCAGCAAGAGATATGGCTGCTATGCAAAATGAAAGAATAAAGAATGAATATATGATGGATTCAGATACCACATATTCTATGGGTAAAGTAGCAGTAGCAACTAGCACTCAAGAAGGATATGAAGTTAGTCGTATGTATAATGGTGAAGAACAAGTTAAGGCAGTTACAGCATTGCCAGAAAATAACTTTGAAATTGACATGGGAACATGGATTATACCGTTAGACAGTATTGCTAAATATGGTGAAAGAAGAAATCCTAATCACGGTAAACCGCTACCTGCACAGCAATATAGAATGTCAGGAGTATTTATTGGGAGAGTTGATGGTGATGAAGGATTGTATTACTTCTCATATAAAGGAGAAGCGTGTAAAGAGTTTACACCTAAAACCTTCACTATGATTGATATGGAAGTTATTAGAGACCAAAACAACACAAATAGAATCTACGGATTCAAAACAGGAACACTACAAAGTCTAAGTGTTCTTGATAATGAACATGGTGTTGAAGACTTTAAAAATCTAATAACTGAATATGCAGGAGAGAACCTATCAGGTCTTGTTGATTTAGATAGATATCATTCTGGATTAAGCCATAAAAACTATGCAGAAAAGTTTGTTATTACAGACGGTTCTGTTTCTAGTGTGAACATGGTTCCTAATTCATATGGTACTAGAAGAGTAACAATAACTGATTTGAATGCAGACTTTGATTATGATGGCGGTTCTTGGGCGGGAACGACTTGTTGGTTCCCTAGTAACGTTGACATTGAGTTTGGTTTAGGTTCTAATGTTATAGTTGTAGGTAGAACATCTTTAGGTAAAAATGAAGATGGTACTCCGGGTGATATAACATTAAACGTTAGCGGTATTCTTGTTGTAGAAAATCGAGGGGTTGTAACAGAACCTTTTGATGCAGGCGTAGAAGAAGATTTAGATTGGTTCTAAATGATACTAAACCTTAGTAAGAAGGTATGCTTACCAAATGGGTGCGAAGCCCTAAATAAAGTGATAATATGTTTACAATAGATAATAGAATGATACATGGTACAAGTTTTATAATTTCACTAGATTCGGTGGAGTTTATAACTTGGAGATTAAATGAAGATACGGGGGATTATTGGGTAAAACTACATATTCCTTCAGGTAAAGAAATAAGAATAAAAGTAAGTGAAGAAGAATTAAGAAACATAGCAGACGTATGGGCTGCTACTTCAAATATATATTTAAAAATAGGTGATAATTATGGGATGGACTTCTGAGAAGAATAATGAGAATAAAGATGTAATAGATTTTGGTAAAGAACAAGATGAATGGAATAAGAAATATGCAGAAACTTTTCTAGTTAAAAAGGATAAAAAATCTAGAATGTGTTTAGGCATTTGGGGCGACCCTAAGAATGGTAAAACAGGTTTAGCATTGGATTTTCCAGATAGAGAAATATACGTTTTAGATTGGGATAGAGGTGTTGAGTCTACATGGAAAGAACATTATGATGCAACAGATAGAATAAAAATACATTGTCCTATCATTAGAGATAAAAGTAATGTAATTGATATTCATGCTTCTGAAAGAGAATCGTTAATGTTTGTTAACTTTGTACGTCAAAAGATTGAAGAAGGCGATAAGCCAATATTTGTATTTGATGGCGTAGATACTTGGCATGAATCTTGTTTACTAAAGGTAAGTCCTGACCCTAGAAAGGTCGCTAAGATGATGCCTTGGCAATATGGAGAAAGAAACAAAACTTTCTTTTTCTTAATGGAAGCAGTATACGCTTTAGATTGTGATGTTATTTACATAACCCATAAGACTGAAAATTACCTTGATGGTAATGTAGTAGGTTATTCTCCTATATGGAAAAATTGGGGCGGTAAATTAGAACAAGAGATTAGAACAGGAACTAAATCTGTTAAAGGGGAATTACAATATGTAGCACAGTTAGTTGCTAGTAGAACAAATGGTAACTTAGTAGGTACTACATGGGTAACTAGAGAAGGTAGACCTCCAAATGTAGTTTGGAATGGTATTCCTCAACTACGAGAGGGTAATATATGAAAGAGATATTTATAAATAGAAAAAAACTAAGCAACGGAATAGAAGATGTTCTCCTTAAAGGGAGATATAGGGGAGCATCTTCTTCCAAAGTTGATTTGATTAACCCTAATGTTGCTATATTAATTAATAGTAGAACAGGAATAACGATAGCAAATGCTAATCATTCAATCGCTACTATGGTTATAGTTAACATTAATCCTTCAATAGAAGAAGAAAGACACTTTGAACCATGTTGGGTTTATTGTGATGCTGAGAAGGCAATCAAATATCTTAAGGCTATGAAAGATGATGAAATTATGTTGAAAATAACAGATAGTAAATTAATATTCAACGGTATTGATACACAATTAATGATGCCTTTAAGTATTGAACATTCAGGTATTTCTGCAATTGCTAAACTTATGATGGCTAAGGTAGACCAACAACATGAAGGGACAACTGCCAAGTTTGGTAATACTACTTTTGATACAGTCGTTTTACTTGAAGATAGTAAAGACCTCGCTAGAGCAATTAAAGAATGTTCAGTAGTAGGAACTTCTTCGTTTAAGTTAACGTTTGATAAACAAAACCTAGCAGTATCTTCTTCTAATTTTCAGAATACTGAAACATATAAAACGTATGTAGATTTTACAGGAGCATTCGGTGAAGATGTAGAAGTAGAGTTTTCTGCACCGTTAGATAAGTTTTGTAAAGGTAGGTTGTATCTTTGTTTAAAGGATATGGCTCCGGTATTAATAATAGGAGCAGATAGAAAATTAATAGTTGCTCCTTATATAAGAGATGATTAAATGATAATAAATGCAGTAGATAAAAATAAAACAATGTTAATTAGATGGAGAGATGAAAACGGTAAGCGTTTGGAATTAGAAGAGAAATATTCTGATTTCAGACCTTACTTTTTCATCCCCTTAATTTCAAGAGAAATAACTAATGTTAGTTATACTGAGTTTGGACAAAAGTATAACATTAGATTAGAATATGATAACGGAGACGATGAACATCCGTTTATGTCTTTAAATAATGGTAGATTAAAGAAAGTAATGTGGAACACAAATAACCCTGCTCATGCTAGGATTCTTAGAAAAGAGTGGTCGTTAACCTTTGAAGCAGATGTACCTTTTCATTACAGATATGCAGTTGATAAGATTCATTCCATACAAGAGTATGACATGAGAAAGTTTTATTGGGATTTAGAATGGCAACAAGGTGGTGAACATGATGGTGCAATTACTTGTATTTCTTATTACGATTCATATGTAGATAATGACAATGCAACAATATATTATTGGTTACCTAAAGAAGAAAGTATGTCGATTAAGGTATCTAAGAACCATGTGTTTTTTCTTAGTGAAAAAGAAATGTTAGAATATTTTGTTTTTACTATAAACGAGACAGACCCCGATATATTGATATCTTGGTTTGGTTCTACTTTCGATTTACCTAAGTTGTTAGAGAGACTTCATGCTAATGATATAGACCCTAGACGTTTATCTCCTGTTAATGTTGTTAAAGGAGTTTACTTCAATGAAGGTATTAAACTTAGTAAAGCAGCGAAAGGTTACAGTCCAATAGACCAACCAATAAAAGGTAGAATATGTTTAAACTTAGACTTAGCATTTGAACGTCAATGGAATGATGCACAAAAAGGTACTCTGCCTTCAATGGCATTGGATTATGTAGCAGAATTAGTTTTGGGTGAAAAGAAACTTGTTAGTGAAAAGTTTCCTGATAAGAATGATTTCTTTCAAAGAGGATGGCTTGAAGATACTCAAAGATATTTAGACTATGCTCAAGTTGACGTTGACCTTCTAGTTAAATTAGATGAAAAGAATCTTATTAGTGAATCTATATTGTCTTTACAACGTTTACTTGTTGCTCCCTTTGATGCTTGCTTTTATGCTAGTATGATGGGTGGTATTTATTTCATGCGTAATGCTTGGTGGAAAGCCCCTACCGGAGATAAAGAAGGTGAACGTGTAGAATATGAAGGTGCTATGATTTATGACCCTTTGAATGAGGGAACAAACGGCCTACATCTAGGTGTAGCAGCATTTGACTTTGCACAGTTGTACCCTTCTATGATGATAGCAAGAAATATTTCTTGGGAAACTAAATCAACTGAGCCGACTGAGTTTGGAGTTAATATTCTATTACCAAGAGATTTATCAGAAGAGTCTGAGTTTGATTATAGATATTATAAAACAGATAAGTTAGGTTTGTTGCCGAAGGCTGTTTTAGAACTAAAAGGTCTTAGAGATGAGTATAAACAGATGCGTGATGATTCTACTTCTAAAGAAGATTATGATAAATATCAAACGATGCAAATGGCAGTAAAACGACTAATGGCGAGTTTTTATGGCTTGGTCGGATATCAAGGCTTTGGTTGGGCTGACGTAGATTTAGCCGCTAGTATTACTGCTAGTGCTAGAGAAGCAATCAGAATATCTGCATTTAAGGTGATGGAATTATGAAGGTATCAAAAAAACAATGTAGATGGTGTGGTGCTAAAATACCAAGAAGTCACCATAGAAGTTATAGGTGTAAAAAATGTCCGACAAAAAATAGAGGTGGTAATTAATGGCAGGTCATAATAAGAATACATATCGTATATTAGCAATAAACCAATTTACTGAAAATCTAAAATCAGGTGAGCATTTTCATATTAGAGAATGTGTTAATTTTCTTAATACTAGAAAAGCATCAGGTACTAATAGGCCACATAAACAAACACAAACTAAGGCTAGTCAATTAGCCATGTTATTAAAAAGAACAGGTATGTTCACAAGTTTAGGTAAAGGTGAATGGAGATTTGACGGAGCATCGTTTAAGGGGATAAAAAAATGAAAGAAAAAATAACAATTAAAATGATATACATCATTGGTAAAATATCAATGGTGATTAGGAGATGGTTTAGATGAAAGTGGTTTATGGACATACAGATTCTATATATGTTCAGATGCCTATGGAAAGAGCAGATGAAACATTAGCATTATTAAATACTCATGTTAGAAGTAAGTTTCCTAACCTTCTAGGGTTAAAGGAACATCCTGTTAACTTAGAGTTTGAGAAGTATTACAAATCTCTAGGCGTAGGTGTTACTAAAAATAGAAATGCAGGATTAATAATATGGAAGGATGGAATAACCTTAGACGCACCTGAGTTTGTTATGACAGGCTTTTCTGCAAAGAGAGCATCAATAACTGCTTTAGCAAAAGATATCCAATTAGAAGTATTGAAAATGTGGGTATCAGAAAAGTCTGAGTTTGAAATATCTACTTGGTTAAATGAGAAATATAACGATGTAATTTCTGGCAAGATAGATATTGATATGTTAATTAATAGGTCTAGATTTAGACAAGAGCGTTTGACATACAAATGTATTGATTGTAATAAACAATATACTTGGGAAGAAGTTGTTGAGATGAGACTTAAACAAGATACATCAACAAACTTTTGTAGTAAATGTGGTCAAGATTTAGAGTTAGTAACATTAGGTGGTAAGAAACCTTCAATATCTGCGGGTGTAGAAGGATTGATTTGGAATAATCAAATTAATAAAAATAAAATTGATGACTCATATTATTATATGAGAGTGTTAGACGACCCTACAAGGAGAGCATACATGAACCCGATTACGGGTAAATATAAACGACCTACTTATATTTCAGCAGAAAATAAGGAGACGTTAATGGAGCATACTCCCGATTATAAGCACTATGCAAGTTCTGTAATTAAAAAAGCAGAGCCTATATTTAATGCTATGAATTGGAGTACGCAAGTGATAGAAAGAGATAGAAATCAAAAAGGATTAGGAGAATGGTTTTAAATGACAGAAGAAAATAAAATGAAAGAATATACATACCAATGGCAGCCAGAACATTATGGTGATGAAAGCAAACCAATATTGAAGATAACAAAATCTTCTTTTGGTTCGTTTCAGTGGTGTCCAAAGAAATATGACTTTAGTTATATTCAAAGACTACCACAAGATACATCTGAGGCAATGATTAAAGGAACAGTTGTTCACAATAGTAGAGAAGATTTCTTTGAAGAGTTTGATGTTAAAAAAGCAGAACATATGACTCACGATGAATTAATACAATATAATATAGGATTACATCCTATTGATGACTATGGCGATATATATAAAATTATATCTACATTTGAGGCTCAACGTTTTGTTGAAGCAAGAGATGCAAATAAGATAGACCAATATATACCCGTAGTTAACGAAAAGATGTTAGATGCTGAAATAGTTATACCTTTTGATGCTAACCCTAACTGTATATTAGAAAGAGATTATGTTGTTCATCTTCAAGGTATTATTGATAGAATGTTTCTTGATGAAGGCAGTTATGTTCCTATTGAATTAAAAACAGGGCCATGGAAAGACTACAAGAAAACAATGATGAGAAAAGAAATGGCTTTCTATAAACTATTAGTAGATAATGCAACGGATGAAAGTCTAAAAGAAGCAGGTATAGATAGAAATATTCCCATAACTCATTGGGGTTGGTATTATCCTGTATCTAATTATGTGTATATTGAGAACGTAAAAACTTCTAGTGCTAAAGCAGTCATTAGAGGAATAACTCAATTGCTTAAAGCATATGAAAACAAAGCGTTTGGTGGTGAAGAGTTCCCTGCAAAGTATTATTATAAAACTTGTCAGCATTGTAGTTTTCATCCTATATGTGAAAAGGCACAAGAGGAGCAATGGTTATGAAGTGGGAAGAATACTTTAGAAGAAAGAAAGAATATAGAAAGAGGAATAAAAAATGATAGAAAAAATAGTAAGAGATGAATTAAATACAAGAGTTTGGTCATTTTCAGAAATAGCGAATGTTTCCAATACAATTGAAACATTAACGCAAACTGTCTATGATAGATTACCTACAACAGATAAATTAAAATTAGTATGGGATGTAGAAGTTTTTGCTGAAGAGATGACCTTCTTTGGTGAGTTATACACAAAAACAATAATGGCAGAATTAAGAGTAATGGTTGCTGATATTGTTAAGGATGAATTAAGTAAAGCAAAAGTTGCATTTTCAAAAACAGAAATTAAAATTAAGGAGGATAATAAAAATGTACCCAAGGGAAGTCTGGGCGGGAAGTCATATAAAAAACGCACCGCAGATGAAAAGAAAGATAGTGAGGAGTGAAAAAGAGTTTATTGATTGGATTAACCTATTCAATGGTAAAATGAATTGCTATACAACTGTTTATGATTTTGAACATTATGCAGAAATGGCTAAGGTCGAATCATCGTGTATTAAAGATAGAATGTTTTTAGACTTTGATGCTCATGGTGAACCATTAGAAAATGCATGGGTTGACTTTCAAAAAATAGTTAAGTTTCTATTTAATGATAATACTCAGTATAGAATGTATTTTAGCGGAAAGGGTTTTCACATAATTGTATTTGGAGAAAAAGCAAATGATATCAGAAGCATTCAAAGTAGTTTTACCAAGTTGGCTGTTGACTGTCCTACGTTGGATAGAACAGGCATACAAACTAATAGACTTAGGCGTATTCCTAATACTGTTAATCTTAATAGTAATGGGCCATACTATTGTACTCCTTTAACTCTTGATGATGTATCATTCGGATTAGAGCATATATTAAGAAAAGCATTGTCAGGTAATTGGCCGATAAAAACATACGGTAGTTCAAAGAAAAAATGGGATGTTGTTAAACCAATTGAAATGTCAGACATAGAAGTTGTAGCCCCCAAACCTCCGGGCGAATTACCAATATTACCTTGTCTATATAATTCTATTATGGTAGAAAATCCGGGTCATTACGCTAGAGTTTATTTAGCACAATGGTATAGAGATATTCTTGCGATAGGGGAAAGAAATATTACAGAAGATAAAAAACATGAGATTGCTGCTATTATTCTAGATGAGTTTAAAGCCATAGCATCAAGAGAAAATATATGGTTAGATTGGGATGAATCTATTACTAAAAAGAATATATGGTTTATCGTTAATGGTGGCTATCATGCTCCGGGGTGTAAGACTACATTAATACCACAGGGATATTGTATTGGTAAATGTTGGAGGTATAATGAATGAACACGCATAAATTAATAATAGACAGCAGAGAAAACTCAGAATTGTTTGGTTTTGTAGAGTTTGAAGCACATCGTTTAATGATTTCATCTGAAAAGAAATGGTTAGAAATAGGAGATTATGTATATGGTGATATGTGTTTTGAAGCAAAATCCACAGTTGATTTTTTACAGTCTGTAATTAATAAAAGATTATGGAATCAAATAGATAATATGGATAGACATTTTGAACATTATTTTGTTGTGATTCATGGTTCATTACATGAGGCTATGAACTATCAAAAGTTTACTAATGTTAATATGCCGCCTCGTATGATAAAAAGTAAGTTTTATGGTGCGATTGGTAAGATATTATTAGATACTGATTGCCAAGTATTATGGTTAGAAAACTCTAAGAAAGCAGCAGAAATTATGATTGCGTTATGTAAGATGAGACATATTAATAGAAAAATAATAAGTCCCACTTTATTGAAAAGAATAACAACAGATGATTTAAGAACAGATATGCTTTGTTCTATAAAAGGTGTTAGTGAATCTAAGGCTAAGTTGTTAATAAAAGAGTTTGGGTCTATTATGGAAATAGGAGATTCAACTGTAGAAGAACTCTCAAGAATAGAAGGTATCGGGCCTACTATTGCAGAGAGAATAATAAATGTATTAAATACCGAAGAAAAAGTGATAGTATGAATATGATAGATGAAAATTATGAAGAAGAACTGTATTACAGTTTTATAGACCAAGATAACGAAAAAGTTACCGAATGGATAAGAATGCCTGCGATAGTTAAGAAATACACAGAAGATGCTGTTAAAGCCTCAAACTTTAATCATGTACCTGCTTCTATGTCTTTCTTTGTATTGTTGGGGCAAATATGTAAAGACATGGTGGCAATCCCTAGTGGGATTAACGTAGATGATTGTAGAATCCAATTTGCATGGTTACAAACATCGGGAACAGGTAAATCAACATTAACTAATTGGTACTTGCCAATAGTAAGAGAAACGTTTGATTTAATTAATGCAGAACATGGCACTGATTTCGATATATTTGATGTAACAGATTATACCGATGCAGCGTTAATTGGTTCTATGGAAAAGAGAAGAGAAGAAGTAGAAGATGAAGATGGCAGAACAAGAACTATAGAAGTTGATGTGCAAATACCCGGTCAATTAAACGGTAGCGGATTAGCAATGTGGGATGAGTTTGAATATTCAGGTATCTTTAAACAGTCTCAACATAAAGAACAAGCCGTTGTGTATCTTAATACTTTTATGAATACATTATGGGGAGAGACTTGGGTAATTAAAAAGAAATTAAAACAAGGAGATGAACCTATAATATGTGAATGTATGCGTTCTATTTATGCTACAACCTATATTCCTAAGATGTTAACTTCAGTCATAGCAGATAAAGGGGTACTGCAACGTCTATTATTATTCGTTTATGAAGTACCGCAACATCAACAGAAAGACATGAGAAGAAGATTGATTGCTGATTGGGGTACTATTCAAGATAGAGAAGAACCTAAATTAAAATATGCTAAAAGTTTATTGCATATATACAACGCTTTGAAAGAAAGATATGATGATGTAGGACAAGACCCATTAAGAGTAATTAGAATTAGTAAAGATGCTAATGATGCATTAAATCAAGAATGTTATGTTATGGAACAATATATTTCTAATAGTAGACAAGAAGTATTTGATGCTATGGAAACTTTCATTAATAGAATACTAAAACATATTCAAAAGTTGGCTATTTTATGTTGTATTGCAGAGGCTCCTAGTATTCCTGATAAATCAAAAAGATTCATAGTTACTCAAAATCACGTACTTCAAGCATCTTATTTAATTCGACAATGCTATAAGTCTCTCGTATCATGGCTTGATGAAGCCCTGCGTACTGAGCGAAAGTCTGTGGCCGAAAAAGCCAACATTGGAGTGTTTAAAAAAGTGTATTTAGATATGGGTCAACAGACTAAAGACGGATGGGTACATAAAACAAAACTTTTAGCGACAGTTAGAAAGGAAACAAAGAAGAGTCAAGGAACTATTTACAAATGGTGGGAAAAAGTAGAAGAATATTTTGACACAAATAGAATAAACAAACAAGTTTATATTAAATTAAAAGAGGAAGAAACATGAAATGGGAAAATAAATATGTTGTGTTTGATGTATCTAGTGGGCCAAAGGTCGTAGTAGAAACACTAAACACTTATGGTGCAGATGGTTGGGAATTAGCATCTATGGTCGCTGTTGGTGGTGGCGAAAGATTAGTCGCCTTCTTAAAGAGAAGGTTTGATATTATAATGCCAGACCCAGAAGGTGAGAAGAAGAAAAAGATATCTCAACTTTGGGGAACTGAGGAGTGATTAAAATGTGGGATAACAGAAAAGGGTTTTGGAAAAGCGTAAAAAGGTTTGTCCATATAGGTTTTAATTTTGGTGGCGATGGTTTTGGTGATGATGAATGAGTATGTTAGCAATTGATTTAGAAACTAAAAATCTATCACATGAAATTGGTGGATGGGGTAATACTCATATGTTTAAAGTATCAACTGTTTGTACTTGGGATGGAGATAAAGGCACTATCTATATTGATAAAGCAGTTGACGAATTAAACAAAGGTAACATCGAAGTTAAACCTTTATCACAATTAAAGTTTGATTTAGACGACCACTTAGAGAAAGGCGGTGAGTTGTTAGGCCACAACATAGTAGGGTTTGACCTGCCTGTGTTAAGAGATTCTATGGATATATATTGCATACAAAAATATCTAAACAAAAGAGCATACTTTGATACTAGCAAAGAAATGACTAAATCTTATGGGGAGAGATTTAAGTTAGAAAACCTAGTATCTCATACTCTTGGTGATAACAAAAGTATGGAAAGTGCAGATGCACCTAAAGTATGGAAAGCAGGTAGATATGCAGAAGTCGCAGAATATTGTTTGAAAGACACAAAGTTAGTTTATGACTTATGGAAATACGGACAAGACAATAAAATTGTGAAAGGATATTCCGTAGAGAAAGAAAAAGAAGTAGAAATGGAGGTAGAATGGTGATGACAACAATAGAAGTTATATTATGGATTCTCTTTATTCTTACTATGAGTCTTATGTTCTTTGCAGCGTTTGGTGCTGAAAAAGTTTCAAACCAAACAATTGAAGAATATATGGATAATTTAATTAGTGAGGAAAGGGAAAAAAATGGCCCTTAGAGAAAAATGTGGGGTTTGTGAGAAACTAACAATACCTAGAAGAATACTAGGTTTTTATGTGGGTTCTCCACTTAGAGTTAAGATTTGGGAATGCAGGGAATGTAACGCCCTGTGGTCTGAAAAGGTCTTAACCAAAGTGGAGACCCACTAAGATTTTTTTTTGGTTTTTTTTCGGTTTTTTTTATAATTCAAAAACCGACTTTTTTTTGTATTCAGGAAATGATGTAAAATATTACACAAAAAGTTTGCTTAGTTTAAATACACTCAAGAGCCTGCATCGTTAGTTAATTAACATAGCCTGTATTAATAGGCCTTTAAACTCTAATGTTTAGTTTAACAGTTAATTCCATGGCCCATATGTACGTTCTTTTAATGAGGTTTTAATCATTTCATCAAAAGTATATATTTTAACGTTCTTTACATTACCCATTTCATAATATACATCTTTAGGAACACCTATTTCTTTTCCTGTTGCTACGTCTATAACAAAATTATCATTAATTAAAATAAACGCATGGCCGTATTCAACTCCTTCTATACCGCCACCTGTACCTGTAACTGTTGCATGAACTAATTTAGCAGAGTCTCCCATTTTTTCTCCTTTTTCTATCATCCAATTATAGGCATCAGGATAGCAAGTGCCACCATCATTCTTGCCTTTAATTATATCATACCAACTCATTAATATCACCAAACTTATGCAGGTTGTGGTATAGATTCCCAATTACCGATTGTTGTAATATAGTCTCCATATTTTTCATACATTAAGTTTTTGTATTGTCTCATGTTCATTGGGTTATCTACTAACCAAGTATCAAACCAACCATAATCCCAATGACTATCTTCGGGTATTTCCCACGTTTCTATATCTGCTGTAATTAAAGTAAATGTATCATCTTTAGCACAATGTTCCCAAACTAAATCTATCACATCTTGACTGTTTTCTATTATAGTTACAGAAGTTACATCGGGACTATCAATTAATTTTTGATGTACCATTCCTATACCTAATCCACCTATCAATACATCTCCTGTTGCATTATCCCAAAGTTGTTGATGTTCTCTATATTCAGCATAAGAGTCTTGCATTATAGGCCAAGGACAACTTTCTTTAGTTAATACGGTGTATTCTTCTGCTGTTTCATTCTTCATCATTAAATATCTTTCCCAATTATAATCTGTAGTTTGACCGTTAAAATGTCTAATTGCGAAGTCTCCCGAAGTTCCTTCTGGTATTATTACACGTTGTCTTATTGCCATATTAATCAACTCACAAAGTCATATGTTAAAGTTACCGTACTAGCATTAGTAGTACCGTTAGAATTAGTA